TGTGGGATGGCACGTTAATTACGCAGATGTAAAAAATATGAAAGACGTTTATAAATATCTTGTATGTAATCATCCTGAGATTAATAAACACCTACAAGAAAATATGTATCGTATAACAATAAATAATGATGTTGTTAAAACAGAAGATGATTTGTTAGTACATAGTGAGGGTGAAATACGGATTATTCCTGTTGTATCTGGTGCATGGTTTTGGGTTGCTGCTGCATTCTTTGGTGCTGGTGCTGCTGCAACTGCTATAGGTGGAACTGTTCTTGCAGCAATTGGCGGTGTGTTAACAGCTATTGGTACATCAATGGCTATAAGTGGTGTTACTAATATGCTATTTCCACAGCAACAGCCAAATGTAGGTGATGTAGAAAGTGGACTAAGCGAAACAGATGCAAGGGTTAATTATTCATTCAGTGGCATCCAAAATGTATCAAGAAGTGGTGTTTGTATACCATTAATATATGGAGAAGTATTTACTGGATCTATCGTAGTCAGTTCTGGTACTGATACTGCCCCTGTCTATAAAGATTAATTATGACAATTCCAAGTGATATTAATGACGCTAATACCCTAGGATTTCGCCAAAACGATATAGAAGGGCAGACAGCACTTCGTTATTATGACTCTGAAATGAAAGAAGGCGAGATTGGTTCTCGTCAATTTGTCACTTTAGTAGATGTTATTGCAGAAGGTGAAATAGCAGGTTTTCCATCTGCTATAGCTGCTGGTCATACACAAGGAACAAATAATTATAATACAACTAGTTTAAAAGACGTATTTTTAAATAATACACAAGTACTAAAACAATCTGCACCAAATACAGATCCTGATGATTCGGATTTTAATTTTGGTACTGCTGATTCAAATAGACCAAGATTTATTTCACGTTTTGGAACTTCAGATCAAACAAAAATACCAGGGTTAAAAGAAACAGAAAGAGATAGATCTATCGGGGTTACTGTTACAGTTGCAAGTCCACAAGTAGTAACAATTACAGATACATCTACTGAAGGCTTAAGAGTTACTATAGGTTTTCCAAGATTACAAAAAATTGAAAGTGATGGAAATATATCTGGTACGACAGTGCAATATACAATAGAAGTAAAAGATCAAGCTGGTACTTTACTAAAAAAAATAAACACAAGCGGAAATTTAACAGGTTTAGATCGTGATATACATACTGGAGGAGGTTCTATAACAGGTAAAAGCACATCACCTTATTTTAAAGATCATATAATATTTTTACCTGATGATATAGAGAGTTCTGATTTTCCTTTAACTGTAACTGTTACGAGAGTAACAGCAGATAGTACAGATAATTTATTGCAAAATGCATTTGAACTTACCTCAATAACTGAATTAGTTTTTGATCCAAGTGCATTTGCAAATACTGCTGTAAGTGCATTAAGATTTGACTCGGAGATATTTAGATCTATTCCAAGACGTACTTATAGAGTGCGTGGAAGATTAGTGAAAATACCTCATAACGCAACTGTTAGATCTGATGGTAGTTTGTCGTTTAGTGGTTCTTTTAACGGTACATTAAAAACAGCTAAAGAATACTGTAATGATCCAGCTTGGGTGCTTTATGACATTATTACGGAGACTAGAGCGGGTTTTGGTGATTTTGTTTCTGAGGATCAAGTAGATAAATATGCTTTTTATTCTGCATCAGAATACAATTCTACTCTCATAGATAATGGGCAAGGTGGAACATCACCTAGATTTAGTTGCAATATTGTTATACAAAGCAGTCATCAAGCTTATACATTACTAAACAAAATAGCTTCAATAATGAGAGCTAGTTTATATTATGATGATGGAAAAATTACACTTTCACAAGACAGACCAACAACAAGTAGTTATTTTTTTTCATATGCAAATGTAACAGAAGATGGTTTTGTATATACAGGAGTAAGTCAAACAACAAAAGATACAGTAGTAAATGTTAAATATTTTCAAAATGAAACTAGAACATATGAATATGAAACTGTTGAAGATACTTCTGCAAATCAATCAAAATATGGTGTTGTTGTAAAAAATATAGAAGCTATAGGTTGTAGTGATCAGGCACAAGCTAGAAGAATGGGTTTGTGGCATCTTTACACACAAAATAATGAAACTGAAACAGTTGCATTTACTACTACAGCAGATGCAGGTTCATTAATAAGACCAGGAGATATTATTACTGTGCAAGATCCTGTTCGTAGTGGTGTACGCAGGTCAGGAAGAATATCAGCAGCTACAGAAACACAAATAACAGTTGACAATACAAAAGACCTGCCAACAGAAGCAGCTAGTGGTGATCAGCTCTCAGTAATCCTTACAGATGGCAGTTTAGAGACTAAAACAATATTTACAATATCTGGTTCTGTTATTACAGTATCTAGTGCATATAGTTCAGCACCACAGGCTAACAGTGTTTGGTTATTTGTAAGGGCAACAACTGAAACAGAAGATTTTAGAGTGTTATCAGTTAAGGAAGATAACAATACATTTACTATATCTGCAATGTTTCATAATTCTGCTAAATATGCTTTCGTAGAGGATGGTGCGGCCATAACAACACCTGTTATAACAACTCTTATAGACCCAAAACCAGCACCAAGTAACATTGCAGGTGATGAGAGGATTATTGTTTTAGGTGATAGAGCCGTAAGTAAATTAATTGTTTCATGGCAACCAGTGGCAGGTGTTACCCAATATTCAGTAAAGCATAAGTTTAATAATGGTAGTTTTCAGACAACTATTGTACAAAGTCCTGTTTTTGAGATATTTGATACTGAATTAGGCACATATGAATTTGAAGTATATAGTTATAATGCTCTTTTTGAGCCTAGTATTGAACCTACTACATTAACTTTTGATGCTATTGGTAAAACTGCTGTCCCTGCTGATGTAACAGGTTTACTCGTAGAACCAGTATCAGATCAGCTATTAAGATTGCGTTTTAATCAATCTACAGATGTTGATGTTTTACATGGTGGTAACGTAGTTGTCAGGCATTCTAACTTAACAGATGGTACTGGTACTTTTACAAATTCTGTTGACATTATCCCTAGATTGCCTGGTTCTGTCAGTGAAACACTTGTACCTGCTATTAATGGTGAGTATATTTTAAAATTTCGTGATGATGGCGGTAGGTTAAGTGCAGGTGAAACTTCTGTAGTTGTATCAATACCAGATCCTGAACCAAAACTTCTTGTTTTTAATGATAGAGAGGATACAGATTCCCCTCCTTTTGCTGGTACTAAATCTGATTGTTTCTTTTCTGATGAAGTAAATGGTCTTGTGTTGGGATCAACTGAAACATTAGATGATGCACCAGATTTTGATGCTATAGCTGATTTTGATTTTATTGGTGATGTAGATTATTTAACAGGTGGTAGTTATGATTTTGCCAAAATTCTTGATCTTGGTGCTGTAAATCCTTTACGCTTGACAAGGCATTTTGTAACACAGGGTTTTTACCCTAATGATTTAATTGATAAAAGAACAGCAAATATAGATACTTGGACTGATTTTGATGCAGCCACAGCATTTAATGTTAATGCTAAATTATTAGTTGCTACTACAACTGCTGCACCTAGTAATGGTTCAAGTTATCAAGATAGTGATTTTTCTGGTAAAACATTTAATACTTTTGCTAATGGAACATATATTGGCAGAGGATTTAAATTTAAATGTGAATTAGAATCTCAAGATCCAGCACAAAGTATAGAAATAGATCAACTTGGATACAAGGCAGAATTAAATAAAAGAATAGAACAAAAAAGTAATTTAAGTAGTGGTACAAGTGCTTCTGGTCTAGCTATTACTTTTGACCATCCCTTTTTTACAGGAGCGGCAGAAACAAGTGTTGGTGTAGATACACAATTCCCTAGTATTAATATTTCTGCTAATGATTTAGGGGGTACTGATAGATTTGAGATAACAAACATAACTGGATCAGGATTTACTATAAAATTTCTTAATGCGGGTAATGCTGTACAAAATAAAACATTTAGTTATACTGCTGTAGGTTTTGGGCGTGGTAGTTAAAAAAACTAGATTAGGATATACTTAAATAAAAAATTGGATTAGGTAATGGCTACTCACGATTATGTAATAGACAACTCTACAGGAGCTAACGTCAGGGTTGATATTAATAGTGTATTACAAGCGATATTAACAAATAACAGCAATTCTTCTGCTCCTAGTACTACAGCAGCTTATATGTTATGGGCTGATACAACGGATAATATCGTAAAAATCCGTAATTCTGCTAACAATGGGTGGATTAATTTATTTACTACTGCTGGTGGTATTGATGTAGATGCTGCAAGTAATTTTAATGAGGATGTTACTTTTACAGGAGCTAGTTATAACGTAGTTTGGGATAAATCAGATAATGCTCTTGAGTTTGCTGATAATGCTAAAGCTATTTTTGGTACAGGGTCAGATCTAGAAATTTATCATGATGGGTCAAATTCTTACCTAAAAGCTATAAGTGGTGGAACAGGTAATCTCTATATTTTTGCAGATAGTAAAACAATATTTTTACGTCCGAAATCAGGTAATGATGGTGTAAAAATTATTCCAGACGGAGCCGTAGAACTCTACAACGACAACAGTAAGAAGTTTGAAACAGTTAGTGCTGGCGTTGATGTAACTGGCAATTTAACTTTTGCAGGGGATAGCAATACCCATATTAGTCATCCACAGGCTGATTATTTAAAGATAACAACTGGTGGTAATGAAGTCATGTCATTTACAAATGCTTCAAATATATTTGTTCCTGATAGTCGTAAGTTAATGTTTGGCGATAATGTGGATCTACAAATTTATCACGATGGAAGCAATAGCTACCTCAAAGATGCTGGTACAGGAGCTTTAGTTCTTTTAACAAGTACTTTTGCTTTAAAAAATGCAGCTGATGATGCAAATATTATCTCAGGATTTGAGAGCGGAGCCGTAGAGTTATATAATAACGGTAATAAAAAGCTTGAGACAACGGGTTCAGGCATAACTGTAACTGGTACAGTAACTGAAACTTCTGATATAGCTTTAAAATCTAATATTGAGCCATTAAATAATGCACTTGAAAAAATAAAACAAATTACAGGATATAAATATAATTTAAACACTCAAGCTTCTATGGGTGTCATAGCACAGGATGTAGAAAAAGTATTACCAGAACTTGTACATGGTTTTGAAGGCGAAAAATCTTTACAATATAGCGGTTTAATTGGTGTCTTAGTTGAAGCGGTAAAAGAATTATCAGCTAAAGTTGCAGCATTAGAAGCCGCCTAATATACTAGGTAAACAAATATTTTTATTATGACACCAGAAGAACTAATCCAAGAAACAAAAACATCTATTGAATTTAATACAAAAAAAATTGAGGTTCTTGATAAAGATATTAATAAAATTAAAGAAGAAGCACAGCAAAAAATAAATAAACTACAAGAAGATAGAAACTTAATAGTAGGTCAGATAATAAAAGACCAAGGTGGTATAGAAAAGTTAGAAAAATTGATTAATGCTAATAATAAAGTAGAATCAAAATAAAATTTTTAAACAGTCATGGCAATTACTAAAACATGGGAAATTAATACAATGGAACGTGATGTTTCAGATGGTTATGTTAATAAAGTAATTTATAGAGTTAAAGGAATTTCTGGCTCTGAAGAAAAGGCAAGAGCAACAGGAGAGGTAAATTTTACAAAACCTGAATCTTTGCCAAGTGATTTTGTTGCCTTTGCAAGCTTAGATGCTGCAACTGTTTTAGGTTGGGTAAAGACTGCAATAGGAACTGATGAAGTATCAGCAATAGAAACAAATTTAGAAGCTGAAGTTAACGAGGTGCTTACACCTACCTCTGCTGTTGGTGTACCTTGGTAGAAA